ATGGCAACATTCAAGGCAGAGGTGTACGCACACCAAAAGAAAGCTGACGGAACATACAACATCAAGATAAGAGTTACCCACAAGCAGCGCAAGAAATACCTTGCTACGCCTTGGTATGTGGGTAAGGAAGATTTGACACGCTCCCTCAAACTCAAAAACCAAAGGTACATTGACATGGTGGATGATGTTATCAAGCGTTACCGCACGATATGCAACAACGTGGGCGAGGGGTTGGATAGTATGACCGTTGAGGAAGTCGTGGAGTTGATAACACGCAAGAAAGAGGATGAACACTTTGAACTTGACATCGTGGCGTACACAAGGGCATACATTCAGAAACTCTTTGATATGGGACGCATAGGCAATGCCAAAGCCTACCAAGTAGCCATTAACAGCTTGGTTAGGTTTGTGGGGCGTGAAAGCGTGGATATTAAGGAAATTACCGTTAAGTTCCTTAATGACTGGATTAAGTGGATTGGTGAGCAGCCGGCACGAAAGAACTGCAAAAAGGGCGGGCGTGCGCAAAGCCTGTATCTCGCAGAGGTAAGGGCAATGTACAACAGAGCCAAGAAAGAGTTTAACGATGAAGAGGCGGGCGTGATACTCATTCCATTCTCGCCTTTCGCAAAGGTTGATATACCCAAAGCACCACTCACAAGAAAGAGAGCTTTAACCGTGGAGCAATTGCGAGAGTTTGCAAAAGTGCCATACTCCACGATATTGCAACAGGGGTGTAATCGGTTCAACCTCGCAAAAGATGTGTTCCTTTTGAGTTTCCTTTTGATTGGCATGAACGCTGTGGACTTGTACAATGCCAAAGACTACAAGGATGGGCGTATTACATACCAACGTACAAAAACACGGTACAGGCGGGCAGATGGTGCGGAAAAATCAATCAGAGTTGAGCCAGAGGCACAGGCTCTGTTTGACAAGTACAAAGACCAGACAGGGCAACGTGTGTTCAAGTTCTACAAGTTGTATTCCTCAATGGATAGCTTTAGCGCAGCACTCAACAAGGGGTTGAAAAAAATTGGCAATTCACTTGGTATAGACGATTTGGAATTTTACGCAGCACGCCATTCTTGGGCAACCATAGCCACGAATGATGCGGAAGTGGATAAATACACCGTTCACACGGCATTAAACCATGTGGACGAAAATATGCGTGTCACTGACATATATATCCGCAAGTCATGGGACAGCATAGACAAAGCCAACCGCAAAGTACAAGACCTTATGAATTGGGATTTGTCGGATGTTACAGAGCCAAAGAAATAGCGGTTTTGCCTAAGCAAAAATTATACTTACTTGATATTCAGCGTTTTAAGTATTCCTTTTTGCTTAGGCAAAATTTTATAACCTTATTTTGCTTAGGCAATTTGCTTAGGCAAAATAACTAAAGTGTTGATAATCAGTGTTTTGTAATTTTTGCCTAAGCAAACCATATTTTGCCTAAGCAAAATTTTTACTTGCTTGATATTCAATGCTTTAAGTATGCCGTTTTGCTTAGGCAAAATTCCCTCGCGCACGCGCATAATGCGCACACGCGCGTATATATACACTCTATTATAATATATTATTAAGTTTATGTATATGAAATAGGGGGTATGGGGGAAAGAACACGCTAACTTCGATTTTCGCAAAAACACGAAAAAGGGGCGTTCAAGCGAACACCCCCATTTGTATTTTCAATCAATCCTCAAACATCTTGCCTGTGCCTAACAGCAACCATTTGGCGTTTACTCCAAAGTCTTTAACCATTGGGTACAACCATGAAACTTGAAACCAACCCCTATCCAAGTCCTTGCGGTTGGCTATGAGGTTGCGCCTGTCAATCTCATACAGGCGGCAATAGGTGTTTACTCCCCGTATTTTTTTCATTGCTATTATTGCATCAAGGGCGCAATAAAAGCGTTCCATTATTTGTTTGCTTACTGGTGTATTCATTCTTCAATCTCTCTAAATGAAACGGCAATCCTTATCCCTTTACCGTCTGCCCTTGTTTTTCGTAGCAACTCCAATTCCCCATTTCGTAGCTCAATGTGAGTTTGACCCTCGTTGAGTAGGTCTTGCAATCGCTTTATTCTGCCATCCTGTATGACATCGCTATAAGACAACAGCGTTTCGATACTCATACGCTGCCATGTTGTCGGTTGTGGCTGTTTTAGTTTTGGCTGCTTTTTGCGTAGGTTCTTGCATGAGCAACGTGTGGCTGTTGCTCGTATGGGTGCTATTGGCGTTTGTGGTTGCAATGCCTGTGGCTCTGGATTTACAATTGTGGATTGGTAAGGCTCTTTGCGTTTCCCCTCTCCTGGTCGGAATGTATGACCGCAATTCAAGCAAGTTATCATAACCTTGTTACTACCCATGAAGCCACCAAGTAAGCCTATACCACCGACCAACACACGACCAAGTAAAGCCTTGCCTACTGAAAAGCCTTTCTTGTCTGCGTGTAAGTTTGTACTACCGCATTTTGGGCAACAGATTTCATCATTCATACACTCATTGCTCTAAGTTGTTTAACATCGGTTTTCAGTTCTTGCAGTTCATCAAAGGGCAAGCCTTTAATCTTAGCGGTCGTGATAGCCTTTTCTAACTCTGTCAGCACCTCTAAACTCTTTTCTGAATTTACTTGGTGTATGGCGATACTCTGCTTGCAAAGTTCAATCACCATTCGATAGTATTCTTTCATGTCTTTATGTTTTAGCCGTTCAATACTTGGGGAACTTTCCAAATGGGGTTATCCGACATCGGCAACCGCAGCATTGCCTACCTGTTGGGCAATTCCCTTTTTGGCTACCTCCAACAGAGCCTCCAATTTTCCTATTTGGCGGTTAAGTTCTGCAATCTCTCTGTCCTTGTCGGCAAGCAAGCCGTATGGCGCAATCTGTTTCTCATTCATCATGCGCACAATCATTGAGGAAAAAGCCTCGCCTCCTGCTGTGATGAAATCAAGGCTATCCTCGTTTACTTGGACTTGCTTGTTTGCAGTCTGCCGTGTAGGTTCGTTTTCATCTCCAAACATAGAGCCAGTGCCATTATCCAACCATTCAAGATTTAGAGTAGGCACAATATCCTTTAGTTTTTGGGTAAATAGTTTAGGCTCTTGAGTCTTTCCGTTGATTACTTGTGAGAAAGCCGAGGGGTTGTTATACCCCATTTTCTGCCCCAATTCCCTCTGACTTGCCACTACTCCCGATTTTGTTAGGTGGCGTATCAAAATTTTATATCTGTCTATTTTGCTCATTATCAATTACTTTATAATTGTTACGAAATTTATTTTGTACACACCATAAACTTTTTGCCTAAATTATTTGGTTGGTTTAGGTAAATTGTTTACCTTTGCACCACAACAAGTTTAATAGTGTTGCAAAGATATAAAATTATGTCTGTAAAACACACTAAATCAGAGAGAAAATGAAGTATAAGAAAAAATCCGTCTTTCGGCAAAT